GACTGTTCAATCGACTTGTACCGCTCTGCACAAACTGCCTCATGGACAGTCAAACGCGTATCCACATCGTGCTCCATGATGACCCTTATTTATCAATCGATGAGTGCATTTTCGCTAGGTTCCGATGCTAGCGCATTAATAGCCGTTGTAGAGGTGGCGCTTCTCATAAACTCCGCTGCACGTTGCGCTGCTTTGCTTTTAAGCGATGATGGATCGCTAAGAAGTTTTACAACGCGGTTGCGTTCTTCTACGGGTAGTCGTTCTAACAGATTCGCAGCGCCGCCAGGCGTTTTTAAAGCCTCTGTCAAAACACCCATAGTTTTTGCGCCAATCTTATTTTCTAAGATATTTAACGCTTTATTCGTAGTCGTCGCTACAGCACTTAAGTATGAAGGTATACGCAGCTTCGATGTATTATCTAGCAAAAGTTGCTTCAGCGCGTCTTGCCCTGCGCTTACTTGACCTTTGACCGATAAGTTTGCAAGATGTTTTTTCGCTTCAGATTGCAACGTGGATATTACATTTTCGCTTAATTCTGTGGCGATGTTGTAGTTGCCTGGGCCAAGAAACTTTTCAACGACGTCAGGCGATTCGTTTTGCACCAGACGTACAAACGCGTCTTTGTCGGTCTTCCATAGCCTAACTGCTTCACCGGTCAGCTTGGTTTCAGCAATCTTTTGCATACCTTTGGAAAACTCATCAAGGTACTCACGATAGCCTTTGCCGCCTGCCGCTTCGATGGCGTTGATAAGCGTTGGTTTTATTTCCGACGTTACTTTAGCGGCCAAGTTACGCTGCGTTGTAGCGTCGACGCCTGGGCGTAGCTGCTGTACGGTTGCGTTGATGGAGTTCTTACGAATGGCATCTAGTGCTCTTGCGTCAATGATGCCGCCATTTTTGGTCCACTGAGCAATATCGTTTGCTATGTTCTTAGCCGCACCACTAAGCAAATCATTGCCTGCGAATTCAGGGTTGTTCAATACGCCTCGAATCTGGCTTACGATCTCATCGCCTTTAAGTGGTTTGATGCCCGCCTCTCGTAAGCTGTCTGCCGCAGACTGAGCAAACCTTGCGCCTTGACCCAAGTCAAGCGACGCATCCGCGGCCTTCGACGCCCACTCATCAGCCATACGAGCTAAGTCGCCTTTGTAGGTGTACTTAGTCAGCCCCACAGGTAAGTTGCGCTTGATGAGGTCAAGCCGAGCAGACGCTTCAGCCAGATTGCCTGCATTGATTAGTCGGCGTACGTCTTGCACCTTTGCTGCTGCTTCGGCGCTTAACTTACCGGCCTCAGCCTCATACTGCGCGACTTGCTGACCGAGATTAGCGCGGTTTAACGCGGCCTGACGTGCTGGCGATGTAATGTCGCGCAACGTCTGCTTCATAGTATCCGTCGTAGCGCGAACGTCCGTAGCAGTTGTGCCGCCAACAAGACGCGATAGCGCGTTCAATGACGTTTCGCCTTGCGATTGCTCAAGCGCTCTTAAGAAACGAGGGTCTCTTGCTGTCGCACGATCAATTAACGCTTGCCAAGTAGGACTATTTATAGCCGCAGTAGCTTGGGCTGCACTAACATTTTGACCCTGCGCCGCCTTAAGCGCGTTGATAACTTCAGGTAAATCGGGACCAAGCGCGTTTCTTGCAATTTCAGCGGCTTTATTTTGCGGTATGTTTTTAAGGTCAGCAGCTTTACCGATAGCTTTACCAAGCAAAGGCGCAATAACGCGCCCGCCAGCTTCGTAAGTTGCGCCTTCAAGGACATTTTTAGTAGGCTCTATTGCAATTGCTGCGCCTTTACGTGGTTCTTTACCGCCTAAATAAACGTCACCTAACTCAAGCGCCTCTTTAGCAAGCCCATAACCTAAACCGGCACCACCTACAACACCGGGAGGTCCAAGCGGCGCCCCTAACAAAGCACCGCCTGCTGATCCTAGCGCCTCAATCGTAGGTGCAACGTAAGGTCTAATACTTTGGTACATACGCTGCCCTGCGGTCAACTCTTGGCGAGGTGCCGTGGGCATACCTTCGCTGCGCGGCACCTGTAGTCCAATCTTAGCGTCAAAATCGGCTCGGGGAAGGTCTGAGTAGAACTTTTTATACAGCGCGTCTGCAAGCGCTGTATCAGACATATCCGAGTATTGCGGATATTGAGCGCGGATTTCTGCAATCGTAGCCATTATCGGATACCTAATGGGTCAGCTTGCTCGCCACGAGTACCTGATGTAGGTGAGGGCGACGTTTGTACTTTACGTTGAGCAGTCGCTACACCTTTTCTGATAATTTCTTGCAAATCACGGGCGGCAGCAATAAATTCTTTTTCACTTTGAGCAATTGACATGCGATTGATAGCTTCCGTACCCTTTGCGCCTTCTTTTTCTGTAATTTGACCGCCGCCTTTAAGGGACTCAAACGCCTCAAGAAATGACGCACCTTTGATTTGATCAAACCGCGCCATAAAACTAGCTTCACTTGTGCCAGGCACAAAACGTAATCCAGGCACCCAAGTTGCACCCACAGCGCCACTGAAACCGGGGTGAGGCTTAGAATCTCCAATTAAGTTACCTTTGGAATCTCGTTTACCAACCAATTCATCAATCAAACGCAAACCTTCTTCAGCGCGATTGATAATTTTAGGTAGTGCTTGACGTGCGGCAACATCGCCTTCAGCCGCTTTGCGACCTACTGTCTTAGCTTCTTCCATACGTCGTTGGAACTCAGGATCAGCTTGTTGCTTTGCTTGCTGTTCAGCCATCACTACGCGACGATCTTCAAGAGACAAACGTTGTGCGTCTTGTTGGATGCGTTTATTTTCATTTGCTATGCGTTCGCGATCTCTTGCGTCAGCCATCAATTGAGCTTGTGTTGGCGTAACTGTTGCGGTACTACCAGACACAACGGTTGCCGCACCCCCAAGTCCTGGTGTTTGTACAAGACGCGTAGTACCGCCAAGATTTTGAGAGGTAACGGTAGGTTTATTTAACTCCATAAACCGTTCAGTACCTAATTTTGATCTATTTAAAAGATCTGCAAACGCCCCCGGTCCTTGTGCAATGGCATTTTGTATTTGTGCGCGAGATTGTTCTGCGGTTACGCCTCGTGAGGCTAATAAAGGGCCAAGCACGGGATCAGCATGATTAGCTTCATGCCATGCCATGTATTTCTCTGGTGCTTTAGGGTCAGCAGGATCTATTGTGTCAAGAAATTGACGGGCTTGTTTAAGTTTAGCGTCAGCTAACTCTTGTTCCTGCTTTGCTTTTTGCCCCGGTTGAAGGCTAATTTCACCAAGTGTTTTTCGACGCGTAAGTTCTTGCGTTTGGCGTTCGCTAAGTGACTTTTGAAAGTCCATGTATCCTTTTATGTCACCTGCCCTTAGAAGCGCGTTTCCAATTTTGCTTTCATCGCTTCCTGCTTGAGCAAGCTCGTTCATTCGCGCTATCTCGCGTTGCTCAGTACGTTGCGCGGCACCAAGTTGATACTGCGCCAAAGCATTTTGATTACGCGCTTGTTCAATCGCCGCAACACGGCCATACTGCTCCAACGGGTCTTGTAGTTGGATACCTTTAAACGACAGCGCAATGTTTGGATCAACAAGAGCCATGATTTAAGACCTTACTTGTAATTAAGTATAAGTTACGCCACCAGAATAATCAGGGTTCATTGGTGGCCCATATGAAGGCGCTGAGTATCCTGCGTTGCTACCATAGGCAGTAATAGGCGCACCAAACTGCTGTGGAAAGCGAGCATTTAAATAATTTTGGCCTTGCTGATAGTTTAAATACGTTCCAAGACCTTGCGACAACGCGTTAGCGCCGCCAACGTATCCAGACGCTCGCGCCTGCGCGGCTGCACCTAACGCTTGACCTACGTTGCTCGCCATCGTTTGCCCCGCCTGACCTAGCTGGTTCGTTGCCGTCTGGCCTATACCTGCTAAAGACTGTAAGGGATTCAAACGCGCATTACGCTCGGCTTGGTAACGATTAAACGCGTTCATGTACTCTTGCGAAGCCAAATCTTGACCGTAACGCTGCGCTCCTTTGAGCATACCGCCTGACAACAAGCCCCCACGCGCTGCTGCCGAGCGCTCTAAGGCTTTCATACCCTCGCTCATACGAAAAGCGTAGCCTGGGTCTTGCTGAAACTGATCCATGCCAAACGGCGTATATTCAGTCGCCAACGGCGTGAGTTTGTTAAGCGCCGTAATGCCCGCTTGACGCCAAGGTTCTTGCAGTTCAACTTGGCGCTCAAACTGCTGCTGTTGCAAGTCCGCAGCGCGGTTAGCTGCGGCGGTTTGTGTTTTAGCAGCGCTTTTAGCGGCTTGCGATCCTATTGCGGCACTTGTTACAACCGCGCCTGCTACCCAAAATGTCATGTCAGCACCTCTTGTACATTATGTCGAATAAGATTACCCGGTGCGTACATACTTGCCGGTTCTGATTCTACAAGTTCAGCCTCTGCATCATCAACAGTTGTCGCTTTTACTGCATGAAAAGTCATGCACAAAGTATCCGTCAACGCTAGCACCGCACGCTTAGTGCCAGGTTTACTCTCAAACAAATGTGGGCCTGATATTTCTTGGACATTTCCGTCGCCATCTGTAATCGCAACCGTACCATAAACAATTAAATAAAAGTGTTCTTTTTTATGAACAGCGCCTACAACTAAAACACCGGCATGACGAAATACTTCACGGCAGTACATTCCTCCGTGAAAATAATGTTTTGTATCCGGTTGGTATTGAGGCAATTTAAGAAGTTCGGCTTGCAACGCGCCTACTTTTTGTTGCATCAATTCAGAATGTACACTTAAATTACTCACGTTATCTCGCGCCCACTCATGCGTAAGTTAACGCCGGTATTGTTGCTAGCCGCAGCAACCACATAGTCGCCCGTGCTAAGTATCTGCCCCACTACTTCAGGCCAAGTGTATGTTTCGCCAGCACCTAATGTCTGTGTGCCTATGTAGTAAGCGTTTCCTACAGAATTACCAGATGCCACAATATTAATCGTAATTTGACGAGCCACAACATCATAGTTAGCTGTTGTCAATTTGTCGATGATCGTTGTCACGTACGCAGGCGCGGTGTACACCGTAGTGTTTGTACTAGGAATTACTTGACCTTCAGCCAAAACTTTTGCAGTTACAGTCATTTTTACACCTTAGGTTTTGGTTGCGATCCAAGAAACTATAATTGCGTGGCTTGCAAGCACTTGACCGTTGTTAGGGTTTCCTGAGTCTACAATGCGAGTGTAAAACGAAAATGTTGTCGGTCCAACATTGTACAAACCGACCATAAGACTCTTAGCGGTGTCAGCGGCTGTTATACAGACTGCACTCGGTGTGGTTCCTAAATTATGCGTAATCGTCCCCACACCACCAGCATCCGTCGTAACCGTCTCAATGTTCGATGTGGTCTTTCTACTATCTCCGAGATTCTCTGAGATAAAGATGTTTGATGCAGTGCTATTGTTAAGCAAAGCACCTGTAACGTTACCCGTTAGGTCATTACCAGATATGACAAGGTAATCTGCACCTGCGCCAATCCAAACACCATATCTTTGAAAGTTTGATGCAAGTGTCCCAATTCTCCCCAACGGTCCACCAGAAAAACAATTCTCAATCGTGACATGGGTAACGCCTGCGCCGATAGCAATACCATCGTATGACGCAGATCCATCAATTGAGTTCATGCCAATTTGACAGCCGCTGATGGTGTAGTTCTTGCCGTTTTCAATCAAAATACCGCGCTGATCGTTATTGATGAACCTACACCCGCTGACAAGCACACCATCTGTGTTAGCCGCACAACGAAGGCCGCTAAGACCGTTCGTTGCAGACCAGCAATTCACTAAGTTTACATCGGTTGTCTTACCACCGTTGTCAATCAGCGCGATGCCATGCCCAACTGAAGTATCTGCCGTGATACCTTCCACAAACACTGCTGTAACGTATTGACCCGTAACTGGATAGGTGGCTAAAGCTGAGTTGCCCGATGAAATAATGTCTACGGTATTGATGTAAACGCCGCTAGCGTAAGTTAACAAAATGCCGTCATAGCAACTCGCTACAATGCCATCAAGAATCCATACGCCCTGCGCTAACGCCCCAGCGCCGACCTCAATACCAGACAAAGCGCAAGTGCTAATCTCAAAGTTAGAAATGGTGCATAAATAAGATGATGCGCCGCCTTCAACAATAATGCCGTTGCGCGTATTTCCTGACAGTAAAAACTGATCGACAACGACGTTATGACAGTTTTTGATGCGAATACCGGCGGTTGATCCTGTTTGCGCGGCAGACGGTATGATGCCTAAATTGTTAACGCCGCCCTGTGAGCAGCCATTGAATAAAATAAAATCATCCGCCATAGCCGCAGGCGCAATGATGCTTGATTGCCTGCCTTCGCCTGTTAGAAAAACAGAGTTAGCGGTAATAGATAATTTGGTAGAGATTTTATAGGTGCCGGTCGGAAAGTTAACCGCGCCCCCACCAATTGACGACACGTAATCAATAGCTTGCTGAATAGCAGTTGTATCGTTAGCAACGCCGTTACCCACTGCGCCGAAATCTTTAACTGATACAACCTGACGAAGTTTGGCTTGAACGGTTGTTGTAACCGCGCCCGTGCCTGACGGCGTATACCCAATCAATGAAGATCCAGACGCGCTAGACAACGACGTTTCTAACGCTTCGACCAATCCTTGCGTGGTGGCAATGTTATCGACAGTCCAAATCGTGACGTCGTTGCTGTCCTTTAAAACAAACTTATATTGTTGCGTTCCCAGCCAAACATCGGCTTCACCGCGCACACTTAGAATGATGGGGTTTGTGTTAGACGTTGTACCTGTCGAATCAGTGTAAGTAGCTAAGGGCGTTGTTGTTCCGGCTGCATACGTGTAAAGTTTGCCGCCAACTAACAAAGAGCCATCCGAAGCAAAAAACTGAAGTTTTGGGCTAGGGGATAAATAAGTTGTCATGTTATTCCTTACAGTGCGGCGATGACAAAAGCTAGCAATTCGCTGTAGCGCACACCTAAACGCGTTTGAGATGATCCGTCGGATGCTATCCATGTGTCGCTGCAAAATAAACCGTATTTTGACGCATCTAAACCCTCGGCGGCAAATGCTTCTTGAACATCTTGGGCAATAACACCAAAATGAATTCGGGCGTCTTCACCTTTTGACGCTACAGCGTCAGTCCACTTAAACGCTCGGATAAGTTTTTTGATGCTATACGCGACGCGTTGTTCTGCGTCGGACAATGACCTTATCTGCTGTTTTTGAGCACCATCTGATGTATTGATTGTGCCTGTGGTTGCGTAAACTACAGTATATCTATAGGTACCAGTGCCCAAAGACCGCGTGTTATCGACCGACGGGCGGAACGTTGTAGCATCCCCTAAGAAAACAGATGTCCCTGGCGACGTTGCGCCGGTAGCTAAGATGACACCGTTTGTGCCGCCAATCGTTGCGTATGAACTGGCCTCAACAAAATAAGCACTGGGTGTAGCGTACTTTGCGCCGTTAAACTGATTGTTGCTATTTGTAAACGTCTTAGCGCCAGAAATTGTCTGGGTGCCGTTTTTTGTTACGACATTATCACCAAAAGGTATGGGTGGTGGGCCAACGTCAACAGGAATACTAGACACCAATACGTTAACATCTTGAGCCGGAGGGCCAGATTGAAGATCATCTAGCGTTGTCGCGTTGTTACCTTGCCCAACTAAAGTAAATAAATTTAAAAAAAATCGATACCATTCACGCGAAATCAGACCAGTTCGCTCGTCAATAAAGCTGACGCGTGGGGCCGGTATGTTAGTAACATTAGGCATTGGTTGGCGTTATAAGAAGTTCCGCACCCATAATTGCCGTCTTTACTGGATCAGTCATTGACAATTCGTAAACACGGTCACGCAACTTAAGCGTCATCCCTAAGCGGCGAAACCAGACGCGGTAGTAATACTCGCCTATCTTTCCTACCGACGTAGTACGGTAATTAGACCACGTATGACCGCCATCGTCGGACCAGCGCAGCATAATTTGCGGATTAGCGCCGACTGTGGCGGGAATAGAATCATCCGTAATTAGATATTCATCTGACTCAGTTATTAAGTAATCACCGCTTTCCGTAATTAAATACTGAGTCTCATCAACAAGATACCCGTTTAAACCTACGCCGGACTCCATGTCAATTTGCATGGCGTGCTGCGCGGTGCGTTTAAGATTGTTTTGGCCCGTTGGCAACGCCCGCCACGAGCGCAACCACTTTTGTATCTGACCGTTATCGGCGTAGGTGTCTAGATCAAACGCGTAAATGTTGCCGTTTTCGTAGTCGCCTACGATGATTTTGTTGTTAAACGCCATTTGGCAATTGCTGCGGTGCCGCGTAAACGATCCGTTACTCCAACCCGCTCGCTCATGCCATGCTCCTGTAGCGACATCGTAAACCCATGTCGTATTGGCGCTGGGGAATATAAGCACATAAAAGCTGTGACCGTCTTGCTGATAGGTGTACGCGAGCGCGTCAGTTAGATTGCCGTATTGTTGGATTTGCCATTCAACGGCGTGAGTGCTGATGCGCTGGCCGGTGTAGCCGTTGGCGCGGTACACAATACCTTGGCCTCGGGCGTCAGCGCCGAGCCAAAACAAACCGTTGTCCATTTTGGCAATTGTGTACGCAGAGATGCAGCCAATCTCATTAAACGCACCTTGTATGCGTTGAAGCGGAAAATCTGGCGTACCTGCGTCGTACCAAACCTCTACCGTACCCGTCCCATAAACCCAAACTTCGCGGTGGTCAACAATTAAGCCAACTACACCATCGGGGGAACCTTCTGCGCTGGCAAAATCAAGCGGCTCAATGCTTGTGCCATCAAGCAGTTGCGTAACCCAAATTCGCTGGCTGTTAGGCTCGTTAAAAACAAAATAGCCATCAATGTATCCAACAGTCACTGCACCAGGAAAATCCGTGTCGGTAATTTGTTGAAACGTATTTGTTGAGTTGTTGTATATGTAGCTTGGGCCGTTAGCAGCTATAAACAGTTGAGTACCATTGTCAGCAATACTAACTGGACCTGTGCCTGGAATAGCACCAAGCAATGTCGCTGTGTAACTTGTGTTTATCTTGTACAGTTCAGCCCCGGACACTACAAACGCGACAGTATTGTCGGATGAAAAAGTCCACAACCCACGGATAGGCCCGCTACCAATCGTAGCTAAGTTGAGCAGGCCTGGGCAACGCTGAAGAAACGCGGGTTCTTTGCCGCCTTCAGGTACAACTTCTGGAAATAAATTGACCATCCTCGCATCGGCTGCGTTGACGGAACGGGCAACGTAAGTCGAGCCAAGAATTGGCGTTTTCATTAGAAGTTGTTAGCGTAGATGTTATAGCGCTGACGCGTTGCAACAATCGGGTAAGGTATCGCCATAAGATCGCCGGGGAAGTTGATGCGCTTAATGTTGCGCTTGCTTGACATGGCAATACGTTGCACTTGCGGCGAAGGCTCAACCCCAAACTCAGGCGCTAGTTCACAAGCTAAGTTATAGCGAAACGCACGGAGATAGCCTGGGGGAAAATACATGTCTGTAGCAACGCTTGATACCTCTGTCAATATTTCTACAGAAATAATGTGCCATTCCAGCGCTTTAATAGGTACAGGGTACACCGTCATTTCCATGTCAGGAAACGTGTTGTTAACCCACATGACTTGCGGATACGTCGATGTAACTGTTTTAAACGCAATACCATCGTACTGCTGTTGATTGATTAGCTTAACGCCAAACGATAGGCCCGACGATGGGTCTTTAAAGTATGTAGCGTCATCGATCTCAATCGGGCGATTACCTACAAAGTCGCCGGTTGGACCAATCGTGCGCGACATAGTGTACGCAGGCCAAGTGAACACTTGGTCTTGCGTACTAAAAACTGATAGTCGTTCAGTATCCCATGACTGAATCATTTGATTCATTGCCATGATGGAATCTTGCATGACCGCAACTGAAGGTTCCTCACCTTCAGCTAACACACCAAGAAGTCGAAGTGACCCATTAATAAGTTCAGCGGCAGTTGTCATAACTCAACCTCCTGAGTTCTACGGCTGCGACGACGAGGCTGAAGCTCGTTAACTGGCTCCATCTCATCTTCTACATCATTAGGATCATACACTTCCCAGCCGTTTTCTCTATCGTTCTCGGCTTCTTTATCAGATATAGCAACTTTAGCGCCGTGTGTGGCGTGACGAAGATAGATGACGGCCATAGTTTACAGGGGGGTTATTAGCCCCCGCGCCTTACACGCAATGAATAAGAGCAAAGTTAACAACAACTGCTTCAGACAGCGAACCACCCGAAATGTTGCGTACGGTAATCGACGCAGAACCTGCGCTTAAGCCCGAAACCCAACAGTTGTAAGCGCCCGCAGTAGCACCACCGCTTACATTCAAGATCAAAATGTCGTTTGCAGAAATGAACGAGTTGTTCAACGTAAACGTCACGTTGGTTACGCTCGCTAAAGCGGCATTGTTCATCGTGATCTGACCGGCTGACTTATTAAGCGTAACAGCTGTAGACTTGCTGGTCGCCTGAGTCACAGTACCTTGAGCGTCTGCTGTGTAACCAAACTGTTCACCGGACAACACATATTGTGAGCCGATAATGTCTTGGTCTGTAAAAGCAACGCCAATAGGTTTAGTGTTTGACATAGCTGATCCTTTTAAGAATAGGGGGCAAGCCCCCTATCGATTACGCAATACGATAAGCCGTCCAAGTGCCAACGCCGGTTTTGCGAGCCAGCCACTGCGAAGACGTGTTAGCCGACACAGCAGCGGTGCCAACAATTGTCCAGCCCGTACCTGCGGTTACGGTTACAGCGTCTGTACCGTCAATGTTGACAACTGCAAACGTGAACGCTGCGTTAACTTTAGCTGCCGAAGAAATTTCATCTTCAAGCAACGCAACCGTGGGTAGCGTCATTGCGCCAGCCGTACCATCAAACGTAAACAAACCGTTTGCTAGTTGAGCGGCGGTAACCGTAGCTGCGCCAGTTAGCGCCGTGGGTGCGCCCTGAACAAACAACAAAGCCTCGCCGGTATTACCGTCGTTGTACTGATAGCCACCAGCACCATTAGGAATTGCCATGATAAATCCTTTCAAAAAATAATTGGGTAAGGGGGCCGAAGCCCCCTAGATTGATTAACCCCAGAGACGAACGCCCATTTGCGGACGGATCACGCTGTAGCCGTACAGTACGTCAATACGGCAGGGCATACGGTCATTGTTGATGTCGTACTGACGGACAATACGCATCGAAATACCGTTATGAACCTGACGCGATGCCATGTCAACGCCTTGCGGCATCATCAGATCGGCAGTGGCGAAAGTGATAGCGTCTTTGTGGTAGACGAGGTTTTGTGGGTACTGGCTAGATGCTGCACCAACAAAAGTCACGGCCTTGCTGGTAGCAGGAAGGCTAGCAACGGTAGCTAAGGCGTTACCCGAAGAATAGATCGGAGCGACAGTGATGTTACCTGCGCCAGAGCCATTCAGCGTGACGTCAACGGTTGCAACGAACTGGAACAGCGAACCAGTGGACTCACGGGTTTGTGGGTTAACTGCATAGCAATCAGCCACGGTAAACACGTCGCCAGCTTTGACGGTTGCGCTAGCACCTGCGCCAGTGATGGCGATAGTGGTTGCGCCTTCGCTTGTTACAGCAGCAGACGTTGTACCGCCGGTAGCCGTACGCGAGCCGGTCGTGAACTGCTTGATCGACTGAGACATGTTGATCTCATCAAACCCAAGCACACCCATACCCATCATACCGTTTTTGAACTGACGGCTGATCGTGTCGGTGGGGTTGAAAAGACCTTTCATGCCTTCAACCAATCCGGCGTTAGCGGCTGGGTTGACCGTGGCGTAACGGGGCGACATAACCGCAGCGTTCTCGTTAAGTTTCTGCTGTGCTTGCAACAGAACCAACGATGTAGCAGGCGTCGTTCCAGGCGTACCAACGGTGTTACCGATGTACTGGTAGGAGTTAGCAACGTCAGCGTCGATGCTAGCAGCAAGCTGGCTAATACGAGGCTTAAGCACACGCTCTGCAAAATCGTCCAACTGCAAGGTCAATTCAGCAGATGTGAAGTTAACACCAATGTGCTTTTGCGTAGCAACAGTCAACGTGGTGTATTGCTCGTTATCGCTTTGGACTTGCAGTGCAGCACCGTCAGTGACAAGAGCACGGTCCGGTAAGCGGATACGCAAGGTTGAACCAATTTTGGCACCTTCAACAGCAAAACTATCGTCGTACTGACGATTAACGTTGCGGGTTAAGACAAGATTATTCTCAAGGATTTCAAGCGCCTTGCGAGTAATCATGTCGATGGTAAGTAGACTATTTGCCATGACAATTCCTTATCAAAAAGTTAGCGGACTCGGTTTTGAGCTTCCCATTTCTTAATCTGCCGTTGACGCTCTGCTTCAATCCACTCTGATGTTGACATTTCTTTAATAGAACGCGGGTCAGTCGTGTCTAAAACTCTTGCGTTGCCACCCCGTGGAGTGACCGGCTGAATCGGCGCTGGGGCGCTCGTTGATTTCTTAACTGGAGGATTTTCACTTAACCTAGCTTCAATCTTCCCAATCTCTTTTGCTTGCAAAAAAGGCGACAACTTGGCAATACGATCAGCTTCTTTTGGATTAGAACCAAGGTAATACGCCACCTCGGGGCCAATGTCAGACGCTTGAATCGTTTCGGCCATCACTGTCGTGATTGGAAGTCGGGGGTTGTACGCAACCTGTTCAAAGTCTTCGTACTTAGACCGCGCTTCTTCTTCGCGCTCGTGATAGACCTCAAGAACTTCCGCACGCTGTCTTTCTGCTTCACGTCGTGCAAGCAATTCTGCGGCTTTTCTTTCGGCTAACGCTTCCGCGTATTCCTCAGTTGACGCAAAACTATCTTGCGCGGGTAAATCACCAGACGGCATATCGGGCGTTACGGCCCTCAGCTTTTGTTCTCGTTCCCACTTGCGTTGCTCTCTTGCAAGGCGTTTGCTGATCATCGCGTCAAGTTCAGCCTGGGTAAAACGCTTTTCCTCAGTCTGATCTGGCGCTTGTTCAGCGACCTCCGGCGCATTTTGTGCAATCTCCGTGGTGGCCGTCACCTCGGGTGCTGGCGCGGATTCTACTTCCGCTAAGGTTTGACTTTCGTCGCTCATGACATACTCGTTAGAGTCCCGGTCTACTGGGCCGGTACAGTTAAAACATCATATCTTACAGAAGATTGGATGACAATATTGTTTTCAAGTGTGTTGGGCTATTTAATTACAAATCGCCGGTATTTGTAGAAGGAAATAATCTAGTGTTTCCA